TTCCTACTTTAAGGCCACCGTCCTGCTGATACAAGTAAATGCTGTTATACGAGAGCCAAACCAAACTCTGCCATTGTCATGATTAATTCGTCGAAAGTCCATGTCCCTGCTCCATCGAAGAATAGATCGAGCACATCGCCAGCTTTCGCTGCTACATTCCACAGATATGAATATGAGCCCCCGGTTCCACCGGTTGCTAATGTTGTGATTTCCTCAACCCTGGCTAAATTTCCTGGGCTGGATGAATACACAAAATTTGGATCAGTCTGTGTGCTGTATACCAATGCGTTACTTGGCATGGATCCTGAATGCACGTCAGCGCTAAACGAGACTAGACCTTCAAATGGTTCTTGGAAGGTAAATCTAGTTGGATTAACGTTGTTTCCGCTAGTTAGTCCGACGATACCTGGATCATAATGTGTGATACCTAATGTGCCTGAAGCAGTTGCATTAATGTGCTGTGCTTCGAAGACGGGTTCAGTATGTGTCACATGTTGATCTCCTAGTAATGGTCGTCGATCTGTGCCTGACGAACCACATGCTGGCAATGTTGCTTGATATGCGTAATACTTCATATTGCTACTGCTTTGGTTTGGAATTGTAAGCGTTACATCATATTCAATAAAGAGCTCACCGTAGGGATACGGTTGGTTAACGTCTACATTATATAATGCGATGTATAACTGCCCGATATCTGTCTGACGCAGATGTTCAGGTGTATGAGTTACTGAATGTTCTGCTCGAACGTGTTTCTTGCTCAGTTTATCACTTGGTATTGACATAGTGAAATCTGACCAAACGTTTCCGGTGGTTGCGTGCTCTTTATTAAGTAAATGCTGCAAGCTTGTAGGCGGGGTTGTTCTATATCCATGAGGATCAAATTCTGGAACTAATACTATTGCACCATTCGTAAATGATGAAACAGAGGAGCTGTATGAGAATTTAAGGCTATTGAATTTATAGAACTCGAAATTGGTAGCAATGGAATCTAACCAAGGTGATAGCATACCATCCCCAGGATTCATGGGTATGGCTAGCAATCTCCCTCGCTGTGCTCCTGTAGCATCCCATATTTCAAAGCCAGCATTATCGATAGTAATGCTAGTGATATACTCACGATGCCTAATACGTACTCCAGACGCATGGCTTGTAACAGTTGGGTTGTTCGTTCGCTGTATTCTGTTTGCCTGTCGGCGTTGTAGTTGTTGTTGTTGTTTGTTGTTATTGTTTCTGTTGTTTCTGTTGTTGTTATTGGTGGGGAAAGTAATAAGTCTAATGGTTTCCCTATTCCGCTTAGATATTCGTGGTGGATCATAAACCGATGTTTATTGAGGCACTCATGATCCAGTCTGTTGTAAATACAACTCCTCGTTGACCTAATAAGGCGTTCAAGCATACAACGTCCACTCAGATAATATGCTTGCCGTAATCAATATTAGGTTGGTGTTCACACCATAGCGCTCCCTATTAAGGAACGTCTACCACATAGGCAGAAAAGTGCCACCTGTGAGCTCGGTAGAACTTTTAAGAGTTGGTTCGAGACTGGCTAAATGAGCCGGAATATTATGACCCGCAATATCATATTCATTGAGGTGTACATGTCTCAATCTGGGAAGATTTGAGTAGTACTTTTCAATCAGAATTTGATCATTGGGTGTAATACCAAAAGCGAAATAAAAGGATATGCGATGGCTCCAAGTTGGTGTCTCGAAAATTGGAGTAAGGCCATCAATTAACTCTTGGCGGAATCTATACATATGATGATGTTTATCAGGTATGTATAACTCAACGCCGGATCCAATTTGCTTGTACATTGAATTCAGTATGGGTGTGTTGCCGTTGCTAGCTAGTCCGCAAGCAGCAATAGCACCAAGTTGCAAATTGAAGAGTTTCGGAGATTTCATATCCTTCATGGTGACTAAATCAGAAAAACATCTTTTGTGTGGGCTTGGACATAAATAATATTGGTTGCCATCAAATACTGGGGAACATTGGCAGAAAACGATTTCTTCTAAGGTGTTGGATATTCCCTCAACTACCATAGTAATGCCAAATTCCCTGAAATAATCCTCTACATTCTTGATTATTTTATTCGCGGTCTTACGCTCACAAATGACACACGTATCATCACCATCGTTGAAAATAGATGCGTTATACTTATTTTCATCTAAATACGTGTACCATAACATAGTCATGATCAATATATTACCGAGACTGGTGTTCATGTCCCCTGACATTCTACACCCTTTCGTCTTATATTTGATCTTACCTTCAGCACCTGTCCACTTACACGAATTACGACGCTGCCATTTTAACATTGTTTTGAGTGGAATACTTGAAATTTCGGATCCACTGAATAAAGTAGTGTAGATTCCGTGTTCTTTCATTTGTAACAACTCATTAATATGTTGGTCATAGCGTGCTGCGTCGAGCCCAATACTGACAGGATCGTCATATCGGGCCCACATACTAGCAATTGTTTTGCCCCGTTCTTTGAGATTCTGGCCTTTAGCGACACTGCTGTGTGTGGCTGAAAAGCGTTCTCTAAAAACATGGTTAACACCTTCTAATATGCGATGCTCATTCGGTGACAAGTACCGACCTAATGATAGGTTATATCTTGGTTTTCTTGGTTGGATAATTCTAGGGCATCCACCAGGTTTAAGATATTCTGCCTTGGTGAATGCATTAATTTTGCTATCCTCCCATTCAAGGGGTCTCTCTTGTAAAGAAAGTGCTGCAGCATCATACATCTTACGTTTATTGCCGCCGTAGCGCTCACAAAATTCATTGGAGCTGCACGGGCTCAAACTACCTAAGTGGTTGGTAAGCTCACTAGTGAACTTATCAAGCCTTGTATTATCTGCAACGTTTGCTGGGGGTCTCTGATAAACCCCATCTTTCTTCACGCAAAACACCCTTTCAACAATGGCATGTTCCACAGAACCTATGTCATTGTTGGGGACATTATACCTAACATTACTTCCTTGCCAAAATTTATAGAAAACTCTGGCATTCGCACAGCCCCGCCTGGTCGCCGCTACCTCTAGGCTCTCACCTCGTTTCAACATGGGTCCACAATCTACCCCTGTAATTGTTGAAACACCTTTAGCAGCAACCAAGCCCCCCTAGGGACTAGAAGACCCCGAGATAGTAGGACATCTTCTCTTCCTCTCATCTATCTCAGCGGCATTTGACCATAGCTCAGTACATTCAATTTCATCAGCAGTTGGAATAAAGAACATTTCACAAGCGTGAATGGCTACCCACCTTAAATCACAATCTCTTAAGGTGGAGAATAATGGTTGTCCTTCAATCCTAGCAGCTAATGCTCTCCTTCCTGCATCTCTCTGAACTAGTAGTCTGTTTTCTTTGTTGTCGTCTAAGTCACCAAGAACCAATTTAAGTCTGGAACGGAGTTCCATTGCTATAACGGGTATCCTAGCTGTCCTACGGCCACGACGTGTTTTGCGATAGGTTATATCCTGGGATCTATACTGCTCACCAATTTTGATCCCGTCTAATAAGGGAATGATAACCTTTGATGTATCACGCATCATCGCGCATAACTCATGAAAACTTTTAATTAGCCAGATTACTAGGGTTAATAACCTGCTAATTCTAATGATCCAATCAACCGTGATGTTGAAAGGAACGGGTTGTGCTTTGATTAACGCAAATCTAGAACCTCCGTTAAGCACTAAGTAGGGTCCATATCCTTGGCCCTTTGTGAATGTTTTTGCATAGCCATGCAAGAACATAGGTAATCGATTGAGCTCACTTTTGAC